TTCTTCTTGATGTGTATTCCGTTTGTGACGATTGGGATGTTCCTATTATTGCTGATGGTGGTATTCGGAATGTGGGTGATGTGGCTAAAGGACTTGGTTGCGGAGCTGACACCATCATGGTTGGTTCGTTACTTTCGGGCACCAAAGAGAGTCCAGGTCAAATAGAAAAACAAGGTGAGTGGCCTAACGAAAAATTATTTAAAAAGTACAGAGGTTCTGCATCAAGAGATTCAAAAGGAAACGATAAGAATGTTGAGGGAAATCATAAAGTGATTCCTTACAAGGGTAAAGTAAATAGAATACTTAGTGATATAGAAGATGGAATAAAAAGTTCGTGTTCCTATGTAGGGGCAAATAATCTTGCAGAATATAGATCTTTAGTAGAATTTGTAGAAGTAACAAATGCAGGTCAAGTAGAGGCTCGACCACATTTATTAAGTTAAAGGAAAATTATAAATGGTATTAGATAGTTTATTAGCAGGTGTAATGTTATTCAGTTCATTCGCCGCAAGAACACCAAATGTACAACCAAATCCAGATGACTACGAGGTTAGTATTGGGATAAATCATAATAACTTTCATTTCAATCGTCAATGGGAAAGAGAACTTGGTGAGTTCTATATAGATGATTTGTTTTGGGCCAAGTTTGATAATGGTATTTATTTTAAACCTGAGTATATGAATAAGGAAAGTCAAGGAGTTAGATATTTGAAGATTGACTCAAGACGAAGTTGGAAAGGTTTTTCTTTTGGATTCACAAGCCGTAATGATGATAGTGATGTGTTCAGTTCTAACTTTGTAACATTTATATCTTTTGGTGGAAGTACAAAGAAAAAGTATTGGGAAAAAGTAGATGTTGAATTTTCTTTTGATGGATACTTGCCACCAAGTGAAGAAGAAGGTAGAGATACTTTTGAGTTTGAAAATAAATTTAAAACATCATATCCACTAACAGAAAAACTTAGGTTGTATAATATAGGTGAAATATCTAAACTTCAAGGTAAACAATTTTACAAGGCTAAAATTGGATTTGAATATTTATTTAAAAAGTAACGGAGAAAAAAATGAATAAATTTTATACTGCAGCTTTAAGTCATTGGGAATCACAGAGAGATGAGGCTTTAGCTACATTAGATTTATATTTTAATAAATCAGTAGGTATCGGAGAACACTCTAAAATATTAGATGAAATACATATATGGACTCATAAACTATCTGAGGCTACTGAAAATATAAGCTCACTTAAAACATTTTTTGATGAATATGGTGATGTAAAAGACAACAATAAAACGAAAAAATTATTAAATGATTAAAATTTTAATATCATATCTTTTGGCATTAACTATAATAGGTAGTGGGGTATTTTTATTTTGTGCCTTGGTTAGTTTACCTTTTTGGTTAATGTGGAATTGGTTAATTCCAGATATATTTGGATTACCAATCATAACTTGGTTACAGGCATTTGGTCTTTGGACTTTTATAGTATTGATAAGATCAAGTAATTTTAATTATGCTAAAACATTTAATCCCTCAAAAATTTCAGAAGATGGTACAGAATTATCACCTTTTGGTGATAATACTTGGAATCAATGGGTTGAACAAATTAAGAAAAATTATCGTGCATAATTATATTTTTGATACTTATCTTAAATTATGGAGATGACTAAAATGGACATAACTAAGATTATTCAGACATTGAGTGAGGCATTAGATGATAAAGATTGGGATTTGGTAAAAGAATTGTTAGAAGAATTAATTTATGAAGATGATAATCCTATCCAAGAATACGAGAAGGATAAGGATGTGGATAATGAAAATTTATGGGGCTGACTTGGAAATCGACTGGTGTTATTCGATACTAAAGTGCAGCAGAGTTTGAGTAGACTCTTAAATAAGACTCAACGAAACCTAAATGGCGATACATCGCTAGACGGGTTGGACATTGATTGGCATTTAGCTAATCTTGAAATGGGATTCGACAATTTTGTTGAACCTGTTCAAAATGACCAACCATCTTACGCCTACGCGGCATAAGTTACTGAGTTGTCTAACACTCGGTCATAAAATAAGTTAGACATCAACTCCTCATGTTATGAGTATAAAAGAACATACGGAGCTATCCAAAAAAATAGTCGGTGGTTTGTAGGTAACTTCTCGGAGGGTAGTAACCTAACTAAGCTGTAAATGACTTTGTAAAGAAGGCAAACAGGACGGGAGTTCGAATCTCCCCAGCTCCACAAAATTAGCAAGAAAGTACTTGTAAATGGTTATAAAGGGTTGTAAGATCAATATATGAAAAAATACTATTATGAAAGAAGTAATCTTCTTGAGAGTGATGTGAACATCAACTTTGATGAATTACTATACATGAATGAAGAAGAAACTTCTAAATGGATTGAAAAACTTAGAAGTTTTATTATTTCAGAATGGGATGATAAAGGTATTCCACCTACAATCGGAGCCAATACTTCAGATATAAAAAAGAACTTTAAGAAACTACGAGAGTATGATGTTCATAATAAGTTTTTGGTTCGTGATGATGATGGCAATGAAAATGTTATTAAGAATTACAATAAACATGCCAGTAGTGTTAATCAGTTCTTTCCAACTATGTTAAAGACTCGTGTTCAGAATGGTAGTATTTATGATTGGTTTACGGATGAGTATAAAGATAAATTTCAAAAGGTTATAAAGAGAATATTAAAAAGAGATTCAATGTATAATTGGTCTAAATGTATTTTAGATGGTGAAGATATACCAGAGAATTTCTTTATTGTCCAACATAAACATAATGCTGTAGAGAGTAAGTACAAGACTTTATCAGTTGAAGAAGTAGAGAAGTTAGATGATAAACATAAAACTAATCTACCAAAGGAGTTAGATGGTGATACATATAAATTCTTGGTTAGGGATTTTCAGTTAGGACAAAAGTTATTTCCAGCTGGTATTCAGGCATTTCGTTTAGGACTTGGACAACCAGCCGTAAACTTTCCACCATTAACCGCTAGATATTTGTATGAAAGATTTACAGACCATATTAATATCGATGAACTCGAACCCAAACAATTAAATATTTATGATCCTTCAAGTGGTTGGGGTGGTAGAATACTTGGAGCTATGTCCTCGTTGAAAAGAATACATTATATTGGAACAGACCCGAACACCGATAACTATATTGATGAGGTGGGTATATCAAGATATGAATATGTAGCTAACTTTTTTAACAATGAGGTATTGGAAACTAATCCATTTTGGGAAGAAGAAAAAAATACATTTCACTATTTTCAAGAAGGTTCAGAACACATCGGAAACCATCCTGAATTCCAACAATATAAAGGTAAGTTGGATATGGTATTTACATCACCACCTTATTTTGATAGGGAACAATATTCAGAAGATGAGGAACAATCATTTAAGGCATATCCTAAATATGATGATTGGAGAGATAATTTTCTCAATCCCACATTGACCAATGCTTTTAATAGTTTACGAAAAGATAGATATTTATTATGGAACATAGCTGATATAAAAATCGGAAAAGATAAATACCATCCTCTTGAACAAGATAGTATCGATGTAATCGAAAACCTCGGTGGTGAGTATCAAGGTAAACTCAAAATGTTGATGACTTCAATGGTTGGAGTAGACCAATCAAATGTTAAAAACTCGGTTAAAATAAATGGAACTTATTTAAAGTATGAACCAATATTCATTTTTTACAAGAAATGACTTGACTTTTACTGCAAATTGTCGTAAGATCAAGAGTAATTCGAAAGGAAAATAGTATGATAAGTACAAGAACAGCAATTGCGGGAGTTGTGTTCGTAACAATGGTTAATGGGTTTATATCCATTAATATGTTTAAGAATCAATCCAAATTCTACTCAAATGAAGTAGATAAATTGCTACAGAGCAATGAACAACTACATACAGAACTTCAAGAATTTTATCAGTTCGGTATTGAGGTTGATGTAACGATGTATCAACCTGTTTATCCACAAACAGATAATTCACCTGATATCACAGCTGATGGAACAAAGATTCGTATCCATAAGGCAAGTGAGTATAAGTTTGTAGCTCTATCACGAAATCTATTATCAAGATGGGGAGGCCCATTTAACTATGGAGATTTTATATACATCAAGGGAACAAAAGATAAAGATGGAGTGTATCAAGTAAGGGATACAATGAATCCTAAATGGGTTAATGTCGTGGATATATTAGAATCTACGCATGTAAGTCCATACAAATATGAAAATGTTCACATCTACAAGATGAATTGGACAGATAATTTAACACTATTAGAAGATAAAAAGTCATAAATAATAAAGGAGAAACAATGGACAAAAAGAAAACCGAAATAAAAGTTGGTGATTGGGTTCATGTATTATTAGTAGGATTAGATTCAGGAAACGAACCTGCATATCAAATCGAAAAGATTGAGGGAGATGATTACTATGTTGTACAGACCGAAGGTACATATCAACATAGGATGAAAACCAAAAAGAATAGATTGAAAAAGTTATAAAATAAGAGGTTATAAATGAAACAACTTACAGAAGAACAATTACTTGGTAATTGGGAAAAGTTGTTGCAACTTGTAGAAGATACATTCGAGGGAGAACGAAAAGAGAAACTCTTGGAAATGTATAAGTTCTTTGAAGATAGAATGATAGTTGCACCAGCGAGTGGTAAAGAAGAATATCACTATTGTTATGCAGGTGGTTATGTAAATCATGTACTGCATGTTTGTGAAACGGCATTAGAAGTATCCAAGACCTATGAAAAGGTTGGTGGGTATAAAGATTGGACAGATGAAGAACTCATCTTTTCTGCTATGCACCACGACTTAGGTAAGGTCGGAGATTTACTTGGGGAGTATTACATTCCACAAGATAATGATTGGAGAAGAAAGACTCTCGGTGAGATATTCACACACAATACAGAAATAGATAATATGAGAGTTACCGATAGGGCGTTGTTTTTACTGCAACACTTTGGGGTAAAGGTCAATCTAAAAGAAACTCTTGCTATCAAGGTATCTGATGGACTCTATGACGAAGCTAACACCTACTATATGAAAGTGTTTGACGCAAGTCGTTCCTTAAAAAATCATATGCCGTACATCATACATTGGGCTGACCATATGGCTACACAAGCTGAATTTGATGAGTGGAAACGAGAAGATGAGGATAACAAAGAGGAAATGGAAAGTAGGTTAAGTAATATTAAAAATATTAGCGTCGGTAAAAAAGAATCAAAACCTAAAACCAAACAAAAAGATAAAGTTTTAGAATCAAAACATCAAGATTTATTTGATGAATTATTTGGAGATGATAAATGATAATAGAAATAGTATTAGGATTAGTAATTCTTGTTGAATCATATGTAATATGGAATTTAATGAGAAAAACAGAACTACTTGAAACTTGGGTAGAGAACTTTACCGATAGGGTAAATAAAGTCCAACAAGAGTTAAGTGAAATAGACTCAACTGGTCATTTTGAATCAGATGACGAAGTGGGTTCTATATTCACATCAATAAAAGAAGTAATAAACGATTTAAACAATAATACCGAACAGGAGTTAATTAGTGAGTAAAGCAACTAAACCAGTAAAGAAGAAGAAAAAACCTAAAAATTATTATTTTAATCAGACAACTGAAAATGCTATCATTCGTTACAACAAAACAGATAGTGCTAGGTTAAAGAATAAAATATATACTGAACATATTGCATATGCTTTTGATAAGTTAGCTGAGAATATTATTCATACATTTAAGTTTTATTATTTTGATGTTCCATCAGAACAAGTAAAACACGAAGTAGTTTCGTTTCTTGTTATGAATATGCACAAGTTTAAAGAAGGTAAAGGTAAGGCCTTTTCTTATTTTAGTATTGTAGCAAAGAATTATTTAATACTACATAATAATAAAAACTATAAGAATTATAAGATTCACGATAAGATGGATGTTCTTGATTATAGTAGAAATATTCGTGAATCTCAAGATATGAAAGATGTTGCAGATTTTAATGAAGAATATGTAAATCAAATGCTAGAGTATTGGGAAGAAAATCTAACTAATATATTTAGACGACAAAAAGATATATTAGTTGCAGATTCTGTATTAGAAATGTTTAGACGAAGGGATAATATAGAAAACTTTAATAAGAAAGCTTTATATATTCTTATTCGTGAGATGACTGGTTCTAAAACTCAACACATCACTCGTATAGTTAATATTATGAAAAAATATAATAATCAACTAACAAGAGAGTTTCAACAGACTGGTCAATTAGATACTGCTAACACAGGATCATTTTTGTAACAATTTGTTATGTAGTGTTACACATTTGTGTTACGAAATGATACACTCTTAAAAAACTTCTAAAAAATAAAAGACCTCATTTTTTGAATGGGGTTTTTTTGTGCCCTTGTAACTTCATACATATAGACACTTAAAATTATTTTTATTTTTTTTCTCAAAATAGGGTAGTTTGGTATAGTTCTTGTAGTATATAGGTAGAGATAGATTATTCGAATCTATTAAAACGAAATAATAAAGGAGAACTGAAATGTTCGAAACTATAAAAAAACTCGTAAAATCTTTTATGAGAAAACTCAAGAGTACTAATGGTAATTCACTAGCTGAATTCGCTGTTACTACTGCAATGATGGCAACACTTGCTACAACAGCCGCACCAAAATTTGGACAAGTTGGAGCAGGAGCTAAAGAAAAGAAAACAATGAATAACATTGACAAAATTCTTACAGTTGCTAATAACTTTTACAACCAAACATTGTCTGAAGAAGGTAAAGGAAGATTTCCTGGACAAGAGAAGTATGATGTCGCTGTAGGTGGTGTCACTTTAGCTGAAGGAGCTTCTACTGATGAAACTCTTGAAGCTTATGTGGAAACAATACTTGACCAAAAAGTATCTTATACATCAGAGTTAGGTGAGTTCGTTTATGTATTTTCACCAGCATCAGATGATGATGACGCATTACAAGGTGATTGGATGAGTTTAGAATCATCAGTTGGTTACGATGGTAACGATGAAATTGGTGCTCTTGACTTCAAACAAGACTTTGGTAACAATGGTATGACAAGTCCATTTCAGGATGGTTCATACGCATATTTAGTAATACCAGGAAGTGGTAGTGGTACATCCGCACAAGCTCCTGTTCTTGTAGTAATAGATACTGAGAATCCATCTAAACTACATAAAACTTTAGTACCTTAATCGAAAATAAAAAAACACCGAAAGGAAAAACAATGAAGAACATATTAAAAAATACATCGAAAGGTTTCACATTGATTGAACTTGTAATGGTTACAATCATATTAGGAATCTTAGCAGCTGTAGCAATTCCAAGATATCAACAAACGGTTGATAACGCAGAAGCAACAGCAGAAAAGGCATTTGTAGATATGGTATGGGCAGGAGTAGAACAAGAAGCTTCTGAAAGACTAACAGATGATGGACTTGAAGCATGGCCTTACAATCCACTAACAGTTATTGGTAGAAGCCGTAACATATCAGTTACTCTATTTGAAGGAGTACCTGATGAGGATAATGAATGGCAGTTTAGTGTAGATGCAGCTGGTGAACCAGCAATCTTTCATCATAGAAGAAATGACGAAATCTACTACTACAAATACGATTCATTGACATTTGAGTTAGACGAAGAACCTACACTTTACACAAACGAATAATTAATGGGGGATTTGAAAATCATTTCCCCTATTTATTATAAAGAGGTATTATGAGATTTAAACTCACAAATGATATTTTAGAAATTATCTTATTTGGATCAATAATGGTTACTTTAGGGTTCGTATTTCTTAACGATGACGAACCCATTAAAGTGCAAAGTGAACCATCAGTTGAAAATTTTGATGACTATCCATTACAAGCATGGCAAACCTTAGATAGAAAAGGTGGAGAATGTGTAAAGGTTCGTTATCGTGTAGAGAAAAATAAAACTCGTTTATATATGATAAATGCCGATGGAAAGAAAGTTCACACACAACCAATATCTTTAAGTCCACACAGAGATGGTAGGGATAGGATAGAAACATATGTTTGGAAACTCTATCGAACCGAGTGGACGGATAAGATAGCACCAGGTGAATACTTAATCATAGTGGGAACAGAGCATGATAAATCAGCATCAAGAAATCTTACTCTTGAAATCGACATAATGTAATGTGGATGCCATTTGTTATAATAACATTAGGTGTTTGTTTGATTTGGGAATTAGATGAAAGACAAACAATAAAAAAATATAAGAAGAAAAAAAGAATTGAACAACAGAGAGAAAAATGAAATACTTATCAATTGTATTATCAATAAGTGTTATATATTCACAAGTAGACGAACAAGTCTTTGCAGACCAAGGCATCGAAAGAACATCTGAATTTAAACGAGGTAAAGCCTACGGACAAGATTGTGATGATACAGAATACAGAGATTACAAAGGGTATCCTGCTTGGAAAGGTTATGGTGGATGGATATCTGAATGTGATTCAATTCGTACCGTAAATTTAGACAGAGAGTTTGCTGAAAAAGATAAAATCAGACAAAGAGAAAAGGCTATACAAGATAGTATTGATATGAAAGAAGCATTAGTAGAGATAGATAATTTAGATTTAGATGCTATGTGGGAAAATACGGTTTGGGTTGAGATAACAGATATAGAAGATACTATATATGGAGAAGTAGAACAGATTACAGCTGTTGCTGGTGTTCGTGGAGCGGAAGCAGAGGACGAGGCATTGAATCATTTATATTATAGAAGAAGTATGAAAGGTCTTGCTCTAATAGACCTACAAAAGGCCTATGGTAAATTAAAAATAAAAAGAGATAACTTAATTAAAACAAATCCTAAACATCCAAAGTTAGAAAAATTTGACAACCTCTTGTCACAATTACAAATTAAAATAAATAAATCATAAACTAACAAAAAAGTTGTGTTGTTTCTAAATGTTTAAGATATTTAGTATTGGAAGATGATGACACTTCCAACAAAATAGTAACTTATCATTTAAAAAGGAGACACACATGAAGCGACTAATGTGTATGTTCTTAATGGGCTTGATTTCCGCTCAAACATTAAAAACAGCACTACCACAACCAAAAGAACCTTTCGTTCTTACTTACTACGACATTAGAGAAGATATACTTTTAAAGACGCCACACGGTAAAATAACAGTAGATTTTTTTATAAATGAGAGAGGAGAAGTAGAGGATCCAGTTATCAAGGATACTTTCAATATCAACCTTAATGAAGTAGTGTTGGATAAATTAAAAGAAACATCTTATTATCCAGCAACTCAGAATGGACGACCAGTTCGAATCAAATATACATTACCAATAGTATTTAAATAACGGAGGCAAAATGTTAGAATACTTTTTATTGGGAGTTTTAGCACCTATCTTTCTAAATCTTATGCACCTATGTGTAGGAATATATGTAGTAATTCAAAGAGGAAATATGATGTCATTGGGATTTTCAGGTATGGGATTTATAACCAAAACCATAGGGATGATATTTCTCACTTGGTTAGGAATAGTTAAGCTGAATATGGATTTTCAAATCTATGTTCCGTTATTAACATTCTTTTGGTTCTTCACTCATATCGTAGAAGCCTTTGTGATTAATCATTATATGAAAGAGAACGTACCAAAATTTCTACAAGACATACAACTCAATTAGTAAATAACTATTAAGCAAAAAAAAGGGGAACTATTGTTCCCCTTTTTCATTATCCGATAATAGCTATTTACGAAATAAACCCACCAACACCAATAATGCGACTAATCCAGCGAAACCGGATTCGCCGAAGTTATTTATGATTGATGTCAGGTTACCAATAACATTTACGCCAAAGATTCCACTCCCAAACAATACTTCGCTTACAGCTCCGATTGCTATGAAAGAGGCGAGTAGTTGAGCGATATCATCTACCCAACCTTTGACTAATGTGATGACTTCCTTCATTAGTTATCTCCCGTTGTTTTTTCTTATCATTTAACAAAAAAGGGATATTTAACTTCCGTTTTCTGTGTCGAATAAAATCCGACATATATAATTATAGTATATACAAATTTTTTGTTAGCAATATATATGCACCGATTTTTCAGTTAGTTAATATTTATTTATGAGTTATAATATCTATTTTTAATCAATATAAGGAAATAAAATGGCACAAGATTATGAATTATTTGAGGGTAAGTCACTATCATCATTGTTCAAAGATATTTACGATAATTCCAAACACAATAAAACACAACTTGAAATATTAGTAAAAGAAGTTGCTGGATATATTAAAGATGGGGATATGGCTATTCAGTTAATTCCTATGATAAAAGAGTATTTGGAAATCAATGTAAAGAACGATGAACAACTTGTCAAACTGGCAACGGTTGTACAGAGGTTAATTGCCGCTGAAGGTAAGGGTAGTAGTGAATCCGAATTTGGTTTATCAGAGAAAGAAAAGGCTCAATTACTCACAAGTATAGATGATGTAGTGGTTGATATGCAAAAAAAATCAGATAGTCTTACACAAGATATAAAGTCAGTTAAGGATAATTAATGTCATATTGGGGCAAAAATGAGGATGCCGGCACAGATACTAAACGAGATAACTCTGTAAGTCAAGAGAAGGCATCTGGTGGTGTTCTTACCAGTGCAGCCATTAGAGCTCTAATTAAATCTTCTGTACCTAATTTTAAAGATAATACTTTTTATGAATTAGAAATGGCAGAAGTTATGGGGGTACTTTTAGATGAAAAAGACTTACCAGATTTAGCAGATGGAAGTGGAAAAAATTGGTCTTTGATGGGTTCTATATCTGCTAGAATGATTAATAGTGAAAAAGATGCACCTATACAAAATACAAGTACGATAAAATCATTAAATCCATTTGAACAACAATATCCAATACGAGGAGAATATGTTGTAGTTGTAACTTATAATAAAGTTCAATTTTACATTAGTGGTATTAATATATTTAATAATCCTAATAGTAATGTTAAACCAGGTTTAAGTGGATATAGACCTGATGAGCTTATAGAAGAAGATTTTATTTATGAAAATTTTGAAATAGATAATGAAATCAGAAGATTATTTCCGTATCAAGGGGATAGTATTTTACAAGGTAGATGGGGAAATACTATACGATTTGGAAGTAATATTGTACCAGATTCTCACGGAGATGAGGATACTAAACAAGATTCACCAAACATTCTTATTAGGGCAGGACAACTATTCGACGCTTCAGATTTTGGTAAAAGTGGGGAAGTACAAAATTTAATAGATAGTCCAAAGAAACCTGTAAAAGAAGATATCAACGCCGATGGTAGTTCGATATGGGTGACTACCGACCAATCAGTAAAACTTAATATTGCAACTACAAATGCAATAAGTCATAAGTATATGACTGCTAACCATCAAGACGACCAACCACAAGAGGGTGGGAAACAAATTACACTTAATTCCGATAGGATAACCTTTAATACAAAAAAAGGAAAACTACTCGGATTCAGTAATGATGGTATAGGATTTTCTACACAAAAAAGTTTTACGGTTGATGCAGATAATGGAGTTGCTATGAATTCGGGCGGAGGAACTTCTATGGCTATGGTTCCAGGTGGTATAAGTTTAGTCACTCCAGGAAATTCAAGACTTGATTTAGGTGGTGGTGAAACAGGTGATGCAGATAAGATTACTTTATCAAGTGAGTGTCCATCATTTTTAATACTTGATGATAAGGCACATTTAGAATCTTGTGATGGTGCAAAAATACATCTTGATGATTGTGCCGGAATGGAAGATGACCAAGGTTCGTTTCTAAGAATAGGTGGTAAAGCACAAGGTGTGACAGGATATGTACTTGGTAGAGATGATATGGGACAACAACATCTCGTTTATGGAGAAGCATTAACTGATATATTAGATGAACTTATTACATCTATTTTAAATATAACGGCAATTCCAACTGGAGCAGGACCAAGTGGACCTGTAAGTGCAACACCATCACTTGCAGATTTTGAAAGTGTTCGTGCAAAACTTTGTGATTTATTAATGAAACCAGAATAATGGCACTTGATAAAAATACTTTAAGGGATAACTTAGTTGATAATTTTACTACAATTAGAGATGATACTACGGGTAAGTTAACTAAACAAGATTCTGCAAATGGATTTGCAACAGCAATTGTAGATTACGCAAAAGAAGCCGAAGTTCAGATTCCAGCTCCTATATCATTATTTATAACTGCGGCCGGTCCTGATCCATCAGTAGCTGGTATGAAATTAAAAGTAAGTGGAATAGAGACTGCTAAACCAGCACTTGTAGCTCAGATTATGTCGAGTTATACATTAATGGACCCGACTATGAATTTAATCTCATTGGGTATAGTAACTTTTACAGCATTAATGATAAATTTTAGTAATTCACTTAAAACTGTAAATGCAATAGGAACAACTATAATGGCAGTACCACCAATATTTCTACCCTCAACTAAGAAAGGTATGGATGGTGGAAGTATAGAAAATGTTTGTGATGAGATGGCAAAAGTAATACATACATCATTCTCAGCAAGTGTATTTACTGGAGTAGGAACTAATGTAACAGCCGTATCAACTGGTCCTGTTGCAGGAAAATTAGTGTAAAAATAAAAACAAAATATTTATTAGAAGAATAAAGGAGTTTATAATGAAAAAACAAGAACTAATAAAGATAATCGAACTTGTAGTTCGTAAAGAAGTGAAGAAACAGGTTAACGAGATATTTATTAACGAGAATAAGTTATCTCAAGAACCATCACTTACCGAATTAGTTTCAGAACCAATACCTAAAAAAGTACAAAAACCTAAAAAGAAGGTTCAATATACTTCAAATAAAACTTTAAATGAAGTTTTAAATGAAACGGTTGGATTAACTGGTAAAGGTAGTACACCAAATTCACAAGTAGATGAATTTGAAACTTTAGGGGGTGGAGTATTTGACCAATCAAAAATGGCTGAAATGATGGGATATGGTGGAGTAAACTCATCCGGCAATGAAGAACAGCGAAGAAAAATAGCAGCGGTAGATTCAATCAAAAAGGCTGGTGTTAAAGTTGACCAAGTTCCAGATCATGTAACGGATGCATTAACAAAAGATTATCGTGGTGTATTAAAGGCCATTGATAATAAAAAGAATGGAGGAGGATTCCGTCCATAATGGAGTTAGTAAATGGGTAGAGCACGAAGTGCATTAGAATTAGATTTAGATCCAGATGTAACAATCGGTTTGGGTTTACCTATGCAACACGATGATAATAATGGATTTTTTCCAGGTACTCAAACAACTCTTTCACAGACTGGTAGTAATATTAGAAATCTTTTATTAACCAATAAGGGTGAGAGGGTTGGACAACCAACTTTTGGTGCAGATTTAATGAAGGTTTTATTTGAACCTATGAGTGATGATTTAATTTCACAAGTTGAACAGAGTATTGGAGAATCTATGGCGCAGTGGTTACCGCATGTTACTGTAAAAAAATTAGAAGTAGAGGCAAATGATGTCAAACCAAATCAGTTAGATATAAATCTTCAATTTGCACTTGCTATGAACCCAACGGTTCATGAAACCATAACCCTAAGTTTTCTTACGGGTACATAATTAGTGGAGAAACAGAATGGCAAATAGAGTCCAAAAGGATGTAAGATATTTAAACAAAGACTTTGGTGCCTTTAGAGAAAGTTTAATAGAGTTTGCAAAAACTTATTATCCAAATACATATAATGACTTTAATGAGGCATCACCTGGTATGATGTTCATAGAAATGGCATCTTATGTAGGAGATGTCCTTTCTTACTATGTTGATAGTCAGTTTAAAGAGATGTTATTAGCATATGCCGAAGATAGAAAAACTATCTATGAAATGGCACAAGTATATGGATATAAACCTAAAGTAACACGACCAGCATTTACAACAGCTGATGTTTTTCAGACTGTACCAGCACGAGGAACTGGTACTAATGTTAAACCAGATATGAATTACGCATTAACTATCAATGAAGGTACACAAGTTAGTGCAAATAATGGTACTACCTTTAGAACATTAGAAGATGTAAATTTTAAATTTTCAAGTTCTTTTGACCCGTTACAAATAGATGTATTTGAAGTCAACCCAACTAATAAAGTTCCGTCATTATATTTGTTAAAAAAATCAGTTAAGTTAGGAAGTGGAACTATACAATCTGAAACTTTTGATTTTAGTTCTGCAGAATCATATCCAAGAATAAAATTAGCAAAACAAAATGTAATCGAAATACTTTCTGTTACAGATAGTGATAGTAATAAATGGTATGAAGTTCCATACTTAGCACAAGATACATTATTTACAGATGTAGAAAATACAGCAGCAACTGATCCAGATTTAGTTCAATACAACGACACCGTTCCGTATCTTTTAAAATTAAAAAAGACACCAAGAAGATTTGTTACTTACATTGTACAAGATGGTTCAACTGAATTAAGATTTGGTTCAGGTATATCCGATAGTCCAGATGAGGAAATAGTTCCAAACCCAAGTACGGTTGGTTCGAGTTTACCTGGTAGTCCAAATAAACTTGATACATTTTTTGATCCTGCAAACTTTCTTAAAACTGAAGCTTATGGTCAGGCACCAGCAAATACTACACTTACTATAAAATATGCATATGGTGGTGGTATAGAAGATAATGTAGCCGTAAATAGTATATCAAATATTTCCGAAGTTTCATTTACAGTAGAAGAAGATAATCTTGTAGCAAGTACATTACTAACTACCAAGAATTCAGTAGCAATTGCAAATCCATATCCAGCTACTGGTGGTAAATCGGCAGAATCTACCGAGGAGATTAAACAAAACGCATTAGCTTATTTTCAAGCACAAGGTAGAGTTGTGACTAAAGAAGATTATATAACACGAACATATGCTATGGGTAACAAATATGGTGCAGTTGCAAAGGCATACATTGTACAAGACGAACAATTAAATATACCAAATATGCAATTAGAAACTTCTCCAGGATCTGGATTGTTTATAGACGAGAGAAATATAGACCAACTTAGGTCTAAAGATCTAGTTTCTTCTAAAACAAAATTAGATAATCCTATGGCATTAAATTTATATACACTCGGATATAATGAGAATAAACATTTGACTCAATTAAACACCGCAGTAAAACAGAATTTAAAAACATATTTATCTCAGTATAGATTGGTGACAGATGCAATCAATATTAAAAATGCTTGGATTATAAATATTGGAGTTAAATTTAGTTTTATAGCTAGACGAGGATTTAATAAAAATGAAATTACTTTAAGGGCAATAGAATCAATTAAAGAATTTTTCCGAATAGATAAGTGGCAAATAAATCAACCTATTGTGGTTGCAGAATTAGCACAAATTATTTCACAAGTGGAAGGAATAGGAGCCATTGTTCCACCAGCAGAAAACAATCCTAATAAATTACCACTATTAATTACTAATAAATTTCAAGAATCGGATGGTTATTCGGGTAACATATATGATATAAATTATGCCACAAAAGATGGTATTATTTATCCGTCATTAGATCCAAGTATTTTTGAATTAAAATATCCAAATACAGATATCGAAGGTAGGTCGGTTGGTGATTCTGTTGGTGTGGCGTATTAAAGGGAGATAGTAAATGCATTATTTTGAATTTCCAACAAAAGATACTACATTATATGAAGATAGTGGAAGTAGAAATACAGGATTAGATGAAATTCTCGAAGTTCGTAAAGATATGAATGCTGATGGCAGTGTGGTTACGGTATCGAGAGCTTTAATTAAATTTGATTTAACTTATATTTCATCATCTGTACATAGTGGTTTAATACCATCTAACGCAAAATACTATCTAAATTTATTTGATGCAAATTCATCTGAATTGAATGTAGAACAAACATTATACGCATATCCAATTAGTCAATCTTGGACAAATGGTTCTGGAAAACATGATTCTAATCCTACTATCGAAGATGGATGTAGTTGGAAATGGAAAGATGGTGTTACTGGAAAAACTCAATGGAATGAAGTTTCACAATCGGGTGGAACTTGGTATAGTGGAAGTGGATATATTGCTTCTCAATCATTTACTAACGAAGCTGCAGATGTAAGAATGAATGTTACAGATATTGTTAACAAGTGGATAGGTGGTAGTGGTTATGTACCAAATGAAGGTTTTATGTTAAAGCGTAGTGGAAGTATAGGTAATACTGATACAAGTCTTGATGAGGGTAATACTACAAGATTTGGAAACTTTAGTTTCTTTTCAAGAGAAACTCATACAATTTACCCACCTAAGTTAGAAGTGGTGTGGGATGATTCTAAATGGAATACTGGATCATTAAGTCCTTTAACATCCGATAATTTAGAAGATATGGTTTTGTATATGAGAGGATTACGACCTGAATATAAAGAAAAATCAAAAGTAAAATTTAGAGTTGTTGGTCGAGAAAGATATCCTGAACGGACATATTCATCAACAAATTTATATGAAACAGGACACAACACTGCAAAATATCTACCAAGTGGAAGTACCTATTATGAAATAAAAGATGCATATACTGAAGATGTACTTGTACCATTTGGAAGTGGTTCTGTTGTAAGTTGTGATTCTACTGGAAACTATTTTAATTTTTGGTTGAATGGATTACAAGCAGAAAGATTTTATAGAATAAATTATAAAATTGTAAGTGGTAGTGGAACTGCCGAAGAAACTATTCAATATTTTGATGAGAAGAATTCATTTAAAGTAACGAGATAACATATGCCGTACACAAAAAAAGAACTAAAAGAAAACGAGTTTTGGCAAAAATTACATGAACAAGATAGAGTTGAGTATGAACACAAATTACAACAAGCTATCGATTTACAAGATGTAGTTGAAGTAGTCGATGAAAAACTTGGAAAACTTCCTTTAGAAAAAACTAAACCATTGAGAAACGATTCTGGTACTTTTTTGGCATTTGAAAATCCTGATACTGGATTAAATTATGATAGACCAGACCAATACATTTCAGTAGAAAAATTATCACCTCAGTACCATAGTGGTGAAATAAGAGATAAAGTTTTAGATACAGAGATAAAGGAACTCGTATAATATGGGCCGTAAATTAACACAACTTAGTGATAAAGATTATCAGCTTCTAAAGAAAGAAACTCCTACAATATTAGGTGAAAACGGACAACATTTTCCTACATTTGGAAACAACATGGAAGATTATGTAAAGTTCTGTATTTACAATGTAAATGATGAGTATATTAAATCTGGTATTAGTGAAGATTTTGAAAATAGTGGAGAATCAATAAAGTTAAAACCAGGAAATGATTTACGAAAGGCTGGTTTTACTCGTGGTGATTACAAAATTAAATATTTCTTTCATAGAAGAATTGGTGGTGCTGATGAAATGGTTCTCACCAAAACTGTCGGAAGTGAATCAGGAATAATTCATAGTAGTAATCCACAGCTTACTGGTGTACCTATGGGTGAGTTTTATA